GACGGATTATAATGCAATTCTAAGAAGGATGCATTATCCCATCATTGTTACTAGAGGAGAAACCCTCAAGTCAACTCACTCATATACGTTGAAGGAAGCTGAGAAGGCATGGAATTTAGAAGTAGTGAAGAAATATCACTCAAAAGGAAGAAATGATTTTGATTTTTCTTTCGACAATGGCCTTAATGAAGGACAGATATCTCTAACTGATTTGATCATAGACATTGGTGAAAGAGTCATTAGCAATGCTTTGAACAAGAAGCCTTGCGACACTATTGTATCAACTGATTGGACCAAGGTGCTGGAGAAGAAAAAGAGGAAGAAGGAATTAAAGTCAAAACGAATGAGTGATAAATCGAAAGGGAAGCAGAAGGACAAAAGTAAATTTGTTATTGGCAACGGGGATAAACAAAAGACTATAACAGTAGAAAAACCAATAGCAGAAGGACAGTCAGGATGGAGAAAGAAGTTTACTATAGATAGGTTTATGAATGCTATTCGAGATCCCCTTTATGAGGATCAGTTACGATTGACTTATCAGGAAACCCAAGCAGTAGATAAAGCTGGAGAAATAGAAGGTTTGGGAGACGCTGTTTGGACTGATAGATATGTTAATTATGTAAACAATCAGAAGTATGATTATTGCAAGATGAATCAAGAAGAACGAGACGAATACAATGAAATGATATTTAAACAAAATTACTGTGATTGGATTAAAATTATGGATAAGAAGTTTGATCAAGAAGAGTACGATGCCATGAATGCTCTTCGAATTGAGTATAAGTCTTGGGTTCGTGATAGTTTTAGTGAAGAAGACCCAGAGGAAGCGGAAGGTCAATCGTTGTGGATGGCATTCAAAGTTATTTATTGGACTTTTGGATTTACTTTTGCTTTAAGATCTGCTGTAACAAGTGGTACACGTTGGGTTTCTGATGTAGTCAATAAATTCAAGTCGAGCTTCAAAGGAACAAATTCCTATGGAATAGCAGCAGAGTGCGAAGGAAGGTATTTGAGTGGAAATTGTAGGCCAATAGAAGGAATGAAATTGAAAGATGTTATAATTCTATTGGGATCACGATTGTCTTATCACTCAATATGTTACTTAGCATCTGCGTATACTTTACCTCACGGTTTATGTGATCAGGAGCTGGAAGCCACTTGGAAATGTGGTAGGAGTACTAGAGCCGGATCACAGGAATATTATAATTTGGAATATACCCCTGGATGGATGAAAGAAACCTATGCAGATATTAATTTGAAGGTAACAGCTCAGGGAGGTCAAATTAAGATACATGAGGAGAGAATGTTTAGGTATGCAATGGAGATTTTGCATGATTTTGAAGGACTGACGCCTGGAATTGCAGGTTACAACAATGATAATTGGTTGTCACCTATGTGGCTACGGACGGCAATGCAAATTGATAGCATACCTAGAAGTGAGAGAACTGTTGGAGGTCAGTTGGTTAAACAATCCACGTACCCATGGTTGGATTTTCTAGCTCCAATAGTTCTTGTTATTTCTGCTTTTGCTGGTTTTTATGGTTTGATTAAAGTTATTAAGAATTACGCTCAACAGAAAGAGAAAGCTCAAGCGCAGTCTTTGCAAAAAGGACATATGGTTAGTAGATCGAAGTTAAAGCAGAGAGTTGATGCTAGGCAGCAAAAAGCAAAAGGGAATGCTACTGCAATTGGACAGTTCGGAATCGAGGATAAATACGATAGTTTGTATACAAATTCACGTTATCAACATTATGTTAGGGTCTATGGAAATGACCTTGAACGTGGAGTAAATACGCACGCTATCGTGTCTGGAAAACAGGTATTTGTTGTTTCACACTTGGATTATCAAGTGGGAGGCATAAAATACATATCATTTTTAGATCGAGCTGGAGATAAGATACAGCAGACATTTCAAGTTGCTAAAAAACAAAAGCTGAAGGATAGAGACGGAGTTTGTTTGTGGTTACCAAAAACAGCAAATTCATTTGAAAGTATGAGAAGACACCTTTCATCAAGGGATAAACCCCTTGAATATCCTTCAGTCCGCATAACTAAGAAAATTTATGCAGAAAAAGACGGAAAGGTGTTGAGAACGGAAAATTATTACTCAGAAGCAGGAAAAGCCAAGCTTCGAACATCTCAAATCCGAGTCGAGTTTGACGAAGGAGATGGGCATGAAGATAATATTATTATTAGTGAATATTATCGAGTAATAAATGGTGCAGCTAAGGATGGTGACTGCGGTAAAATGTATGTCGCTATTTGTTCTTCACCTGAGGATATAATGGGATTCCATTGTGCCACGGTTGGAGGAGATGGAGTAGTCACTCCTCTTTGGAAGGAGGATCTTGATGAAATAGCTGCAGGACAGAGTGAAGGAATATGGTACCCAGAACATTTAGGTATCAAAGAGGGAGACATTTCTGGTGCCCCTCATATTCCTGGAATGGAACCGATTGGTAAACTAGCTAGTAGAGTTTATAGTCCTGATGAGACTAATTTCGTGGCTTCGAAATTACAATCGGTCATGGTAAATGATGGAAAAGATTTTGTTCCAGTGGCACCTGCATGTTTGACTAAGACGTCTTTTGATGGAGGAAAAACTCAGGTATACCCCTGGAACAATGCTCTCAACAAATTTGCTGAGCGAGTTAATCCGACAAGTTTTGAAGGATTGAATTATGCCGAAAAACATGCGGATGAGTTGATAGAAGGATTTTGTGATTTTGACGAAGTACCGAAACCCTATACAATTGAACAAGTTGCACTTGGGGATCCGGAAAAGTCAATAGATGCGCTTCCTTGTGATACTTCTGTAACTCTTGAGTTTAAAAATCAAGGATTTAAGAAGAGGTCAGAACCTTTGGAAACGCCAGCTACCAACGCTAAGAAACTATGGAATAGACGAACAAGAACCATTAGTGATGAATTAAGAATTGCGGTACAGTTAATACTTATGAAATTAATGATGGGAATTGAAGTAGTTTCTTACTCGGAAGCATGTTTGAAGGATGAGTTGAGAGATTGGGCAAGAGTTAAAGCAGGAAAGACAAGAATGTTTTTTGTATCGTCGCTTTCTTTGGCTTTTGCGTGTTGTATGTATTTTAAACCAATATTTGACATAATGAAACGACATATGATGGACAATCCATGTAAGGTTGGAATCAACCCTTTGGGTTTTGATTGGCATGATTTGTGGAGATATGTTCATGAATTGGGACCGGATTTTGTGTTTGGTTCTGATTGTGGAGGATGGGACTATGGAGTGCTTCATTTTTGGACATATCTTTATGGATTGTGGGCTTGCAAATGTTATAGAGTAAGTCCTGATAGCAAACTAGGTAAGATTTTGATGGGATTAGCTAAAACAGTTGTTGGGTGTATCTTCCTTCATGGATGGTACGCTTATAGATTGTTGCGAGGAGTTTCGTCGGGTCATTATTGTACGTCGAATTTCAATACTTTTGTTAATTACATGATGCATAAATGTATTTTTATGATGCTTCGTCCTGATCCTGGGATGAGGTTTGAAGAATGGGTACGTTTTTGCGCGTATGGAGATGATAATTTGGGACAAGTTCACCCTGAGATATCAGGATGGTACAATATGTTGGTTTTGAAGGAAAAATTTAGGGAATGGTTTGGAATGAATTATACTACGCCAGGAAAAGATGATGTTACTAGTCCTTTTTTATCGAAGGACCAAATATCTTTTTTGGCTAGAAAATTTAGACCAATCATACACGAAGGAGCAATTGTTGCGGTTGCAGCACCATTGGATATGGATTCGATCTATGGGATGTTGGCGTGGATTCGCGAACCTCCTGAGGGAGCAAAAGATTCTTATGGAAATCCTTTGACAGTTGACACTCAGTTGCAAGCTAACATTCGCACGGCTATAGCTGAAATGTCAAATTACCCTAAACGACAATACAACCAATTTAGGTTTAAACTCCTGGGTTGGTGTAAGAAAGCGGGGATTCAATGCCCTGTAGTTATGGACTACGAAATTGAGTGTGAGAGAAATATTGATCAATATCATTACGTTAGTACTGATTTGGTCAATGATGTTCCAGTTTTTCTGGGACATTAATTTGATTGATTAAGCATACTCCGCCATGAGTATAAACTGGCCTTTCTGTGCATGCATGGACGAAGGAGGTGGATGATATCCTTCGGCTCGCGGGCAGATAGAATATACGCAATACGTTTGTGGATCTGGTACTAGTCCATTCCAGATGCCGCGCATAGCGCAATATCGGACGAGCAACAATCAATCAGAGTTACTGGGAGAAGCGGAAACCCGAGAAGAAAGTTCCGCATTAACAAAGATGGTGCTTGTAGAAGATGAAGTAGTGATGGGAAAACCGAGAACATTACTAATGAATCCTAATATAAACATTTATCAGCCGTTATTAACGAGAGAGTATTTGATTACTACTAGGAGTGTTAACATTTCTGGGGTGAGAGAGACAAGAAACAGTTATGAAGTCGTTCAGTTACTTAGACGACAAGTAGCAATTCAAAAAGTTTTGTCTTTGTACAACTGGTACAGGTTTTCAGGAGTCAAGGTACGAATTTTAACAAGGAGTTTACCACAGCAATATGGTTTTGCGTGGCTTACGAGATGTGCATATTATGATACTACCCAGACTAACCTTTCAGGGAACGACCTATGGATATCGAAAGATCCCGTAGTGCTTATTCTTAATGAACAATCAGCTGCTACTATTGAGTTACCTAATGTTTCTATGAGGAATTGGTTTTTGACGCAAGACAAGACAGGAGGGACAACGACCAATGATGGGGAAGATTTGATGTGGAGTGTTAACATTTCAAACGAAGCTACCTATCTTACCGATGCTTCCGTCTCAACTACGTATGAGATATATATGTTCGCGTCTTTTATCAATCCTGAAGTGGCTGGACCAGTTGATCCTAACTATGTCCCACCACCTATGAAATCAAAAGACAAGATTGAAAAAGCTCGAGGGCAATCTGAGAAACCTACGTGGGCTCATGTTGCTGGAGGAATTGCAATGGGAACAACTGCAGTTTTTGGAGCTACTCGAAATGCCAATCTTTATAATATGACGACTGATATTGCTGAGGAAGAAATATGTGAAGAAAAAGCACCAATGGATAGTCAACCTATCCAAAACAATCCGTGGGGAGATTTATCTCGACCTGCGATGAGCGGCAGTGGCGTTAATTTGGATATGATGCCACCGATTTGCCGTATACAACCGGGTTCCTTCGGGGATCCAGAAAGGCGACATTCTATAAAGAGTTTAATTGAGAGGCCGCAGTTGGAATTAGTTTCATTTCTGACTGCAACATCTGAACCAATTACTTTAGAACCGATTCCTAGTAGTTTTCTTGTTACTGGAGGACAACAATCAATCGGGTATCTTTCTTGGATGACTCAATTTTTTAGAAGATGGCGTGGATCAATCAAAGTTTTGATGATGTTTACGACTTCGTCTTTTGTGTCAGCACGTGTGTTTGTACGTGTTGCATGGGGACGTGGTTTGGCATCAACATCTTTGGGAGATTTTCATACTGATGTTATTACAATTAAAGGGAACGTAAATCATACTTTAGTATTGCCATATTTGTATCCAGAACCATGGCAGTTTACTTCAGAGCCTCCAGATGTTTCAACAAGACCTATGTTGCAAATATCGTTGGATTCCATATCATCAACTGGTGATCAAACACCTGGAGTTGTTATGATGTTATGGATTGCTGCTGGAGATGATTTTGTTTTCGATTCTTATCAGTACGCTAGTACTTCAGGCACAGCGCCTATGGAAGTCGCAAAAGGTCAAACTGACGTCACGGCCTTGTTTAAAAATACGTCCTTTGACACTGTTACAGGGTTTGCCCCGGCAAATGCGTCACAGTTCAGTGTCACCATAGAAGATCTGCTTTCTAGATGGTCATCGCGTTACGGCGTGTCCTTTGAATCTAGTTCGGCAAGAGTCTATGCTTTCACCAGTGTCACCCCGATTCCGGCGTTTATTCAGAATTGGGATTTCCTGTGTAATATGTTTTTGTATAACTCAGGATCAGTTCGTAGGAAATATTCGTGGACTGTTTTAGCAGGTGTGCCTCCTCCTGGAGGTTTCATCGGCTATGCAACGTTACCGAGCACGAATCCCTATGGATTTTACAGTATCGATGATTACAATACAAGCGATGGGTTAGCAATGACCAATCTCGAGTTATGTTCGGTGCTAGATGTAGCAATTCCTTATATTGCCAATTTTGAGGTTGATCTTAACCCCGAATGGGCATATACTATTGGATTTGGTTCGACCATTGAGTTTTCAGTGGAAGTAGGCCATCATACGGCTACAACCACTCAGGACAATTTGAGTTTCATTAAAGGTGGACCAGATTTTATGCTACATTTTTTGCAACCACTGCCAGATAGAACACTCTGGATGTGGTCAATTCCGCCTTCTTTACGGTTCAAAGATGCAAAGAAGAAGTAAGATGCTGTTTCGACATAGGATAGCACCCGTTATTTCTATGGAAAAAAAA